TTTCTCCACAATTGCAGATCCAGTGTACTCAGAATTGTCTCCAGGATAATCCTTATATTCTCCCTCATATTCTGGAATATTTTTACTGGTGTCTATTCTCTCCCCATAAACAACATAGCTACAATCAATTGCACCGCCAGAATTATTCTTTACAATGATATTTTTACCCCAATTTATACTTTCAACAAACAACTCTTGATAGTGACCCATTGGAGTCAAAGAGACATCAATTGATTCTAGATCAACAAGCCCCTCCCAATAATCTGGGAGTTTAATTGCATTAGTTCCCTTTAATTTTCCTCGTACATATACATCAGCAGTTGGTCCTTCAATGCAAACATGCCTTAGTCTCCAACCATCCTTCTTGGGATGAGGAATATCAAAGTTTTTCTTTCCGGAACAAGCACTAATGTCAACTCCAATCATAGCACCACCAGTGTAAAGTGGGGAATTGATGGATCCAATAGCAGATATTTTTGTACCAGCAAGAATATCCAAATCAACTTTCAATCTATTCAATCTCATCCAATAGTGAAGCATTGGAGGACATGCTCCATATGCAGTAGGATAATTGATATCACCAGTCAACCCTTTAACTGGATAACTCCAATCAAAAGAAGGAGTTCCCAAAGTTCTTTGGTCAAGACAGGTTGAAATATTTGTTGGTTTGCCTGTAAAAATCGGAAATGTCATTTTTTACTCCTTAGTATCGTAATGGTATCCAGAAACAGAATATTCACTATTATTTCCTGGGTAATCTGCAGGGGTCTTTCCCTTATATTCTGGAATCAACCTTTCACCGTCAATTCTCTCTCCAAAAACATGATAATAGCAGTGAATTGGTAGTCCACCACTCGATTGTAAGTAGATTTTGTTATCACCAATTCGCTTTACAATAATATTTTGATGGGCTCCAATTGGAGTAATATTTACTGTTATTGATTGCGGATCTACAAAATTCTCCCAGTAAGGTGGAAGACTAATTTCTTTTTGATTCTTTAACTTTCCCCTAAAGTATACATCATTACTAGGTCCCTCTGGGCAAGTATGTCTAAGGCGGTATCCCTCTTTATTTGGATGGGGAATATCAAAATTCTTTTTGGCAGAAAGTATATGTCCCCCAGATCTAGAAGCAACCTCTCCCTCACAAACAATATTACCACCAGAAAGAATGTTACCCTGTATATTTAACTGCCCAAACATTGCAGTATTGCCAGCAACAGCAAGGTCCCACTTTACAATGGGAATACCAGTTAATGTTGGCAATGCTCCAATACAAACAGGAATTCCTAAAGGATTTGGTATTAAATTCTTGGCATTAGCAGGATCATCATTTGTAAGTGCCCCAATATTAACTGTGGCATAACCCGTAGGAAAATTCATTGGGTTGCCAAACACCGATGGGCCTTCAGCATGCATTGACCCATTGATTTTAGTTACGCCTTCTCCAATTGCAGGACATATTCCCTGACCAATCCTAAATTGACCGCCAATGGCGGCATCATCAAACATAAAAGACATGACTAATTACCCCTATACTAGTGTATTTATTTTTTGATAACCGAGATCACCATACTTGCCATCTTTTAGAGAACATCCATCAGTAACACCTTTTATCAACGATCCATACATTTTTAAAACAGAATTGGCAATTATCTCACCAGTTCCAGGACTAGCAATTTTAAACATACTTTTGGCATTAACCAAAACTTTTTTGGCGTCAACAGTTACACTCTCGCTACCCGTAATAGTGACATGACCCTTTCCTTCTGCGCCAACTGCATGTAGATTTATACTATCCCCAATAAGAGTAATATCACCCGCATCTGCTTTTATGATTATATTACCTTGCTCTGCATGAAAAACCAAAGAATCACCCTCAGGCTCAATGTCACCTACGCCTGACCTTAAATTAAAAGCACCTGGAGAAACTGATGTGGTATTTCCAGTCGTCTGATCCATTGTTATGAAGTGAGAGCCATCTTGGCCCTGAAGCAAAACTGAGGATACTACATCCCCTTTCTGATGGATATGACCAAAAGATATTGAACCATGTCTGTTACTAAGTTTTATACAATCATAATTTTTCTTGGCAGTAGGAAAACTCGGAGCACTAAATCCTAAATCAGATGCATTATCGGAATTAGAAATTTTGTCTAAAAAATTATTTGATGCTGTTGACATTATGAATGATATTTAAGACTATTATAACACTATTTAACATGATTACGCAAGATAATCTGGAGTTCCTGGTATATCCAAACCTGTTTGATTATCAAGAGTATCAGTACCAAGACGTATCGTTCCAGACGAATCTTTCTTGACCACTCCAGTAATACTTTCTTCTAAAGTATCATAAATCTGAACTGGATCTCCAGGTGTTTCATAGTATCCTGCATATTTAATACCATCCTCATAATAAACCGAACCATAATATGGTCTACCTTTATAGTAGCCGGTCTTTTTAACACCAACAAGGTCCGTAACGGTAATTAGCTTAGATGGGTCATCCGTAATTGGGTCACGAATAACATCAATAACCGGTATGAACCGAGCATTGACACCAGTCTCACTATTGATCATAATTGTAGGTCTCTTTGTGACTGGGCCTCCTGGATCAATTACATTGACCTTACGAATTTTTCCAAAAGGATCACACTCATATTCCAATTTTGCACCATTGTCTGGGGTGATTACGATCGGATCTCCTGCGCAATCATAATTAATACCAGGATCACCTACGATTACTTCTTTAAGCTTAGCAAGGACCGGATAGTTAGGTTCGCCAGGATCTCCTCCCCCAGGATCATTATCATCACCATCATCACCACCACCAGTGTCATCACCAGTGTCACTACCTTCACCACCACCATCACCATCATCGTCATCACCTGGCTCTGGTCCCTCAGGTTCGCCTGGTTCTGGTTCCTCAAAGGGGGGTGGATCCCCACCACCATTAATGTTTCCACCCTCTTCTAATAGGATGATGTCTGTTAAACCACCATCACCTGGTTCTTTTACTATACATGGTGGAGGAACTAAAACGGCGGAAATTCCTATTGGGTTATCAACCCAGGTCTCATCCTTTCCAGTGTCGATTTCGACTGGGGTTGTTATTTTTGCTGCAACAAAAGTTGGGTTAACTTTATATTTTGTGTAGCGAACTTTATCTGTTCCCATACGTCGATTTTGAAGTTCAATCTCAATTATCCTTTTGCCAGGAGATTTAACCTCAATAAAATCCTCAACAACACCATCATCTTTTGTAGCTTTACATATTTTCTCGCCATCAATAAACAGTTTGGCCTCATCATCTCCTTCTAATTGAATTCTATAAATTCCAGCTTCAGGGAAATCGACATCTTCCCATCTCAATTTCCAAGTCTTACCCATAATATGTTTTGAATGGTAAAACACTGGGGTCATCCGAAGGCCGATATCACCCTTTTTGGCTAAGCGACTATATGCAGTAACTTCGATATCCTGACCATCATACTCTGACATAAATCTAGCATCTCCAACACTTTTTATATAATCAGATTGGTCATCAAGTTCAAATCTATATGTCAAATCATACGTACCTCTTCCACGTACTCCTTCCCCATACTTCTTAACAAACTTATCAGAATCTTTGGACAATCTTCTTTGATTTGATGGCGTAAATAATCCATCTGCAGCTTTGACCCTAATATCATCATCATCATTAGCGGATTTATAATAATCTGCAAATATTTCATTACTAATATCCTCTACCTTACCCTCACGATTTTTAACTATAGTCCCCTGCTCCAATATGCCACTATTTTTTTCGTTCTTAGCAAGTCCAATGGCATCAACTTTTAGAGTTTTTTCTTTATCTCCCTTTTTCCCCCTCTGCTTAAATACAAGATCACCAACAGTAAGTTGCCCAACTGCTTGACCATTTTTATATACATCATCACTCCACTTCAATTCCAAATCTACTGTTCCGTTACCTCTTCCATGCACAATCAATTCGCGCCCACTTGGACTAAACTCTGCTTTTATTCCAGGCGATGTTGATTTAATTAAAAATTCTGCATCAGTATCATCTTGACTGACCGAATCTGTATATTTAATCCTCTTTTTAGAAACATCCTTAATTGCAGATGTAGGACTGCCCATAGTTTGTATAGTAAATCTTCTGAACTTTTGTAAGGGTGTTACATCCATAGGCACTGCTTTAACATCATAGTCAGTATTTGGCTTCAGTCTAACAGCTATTTTTTCCTTGACATTACCTGTCTTAGGATTCCTAATTGTAAATGTATGTGGATCATAAGTATACTTCTTACCAATCTTCTCAGTAAATTCAAATTTTATTGCACGATGTCCTATCGTACCCTGCCCCTCAACAGTAAAGTAAACCTCAACAAATCTAGGAGGTTTCTTTTTAGTATATACCCAATCTGCAGTATGAAAAACTTTTTTATTTATATTTTTTAAAATATCTGTATTTGAATTTTTGACTTCAGCTTCAACTTTATACTTTCCCTTTTTTAATTCAAAAGTAAGAAATTCTGGGTTGGTAAATTTAGCAGGACGCAGTTTCCCAATGTTCTTTTCTTTCAGATTTTTTTTAACTTCACTACTAAGTTCATACTTATTCGTATGAATAATTGCAACCATACTAGAATTTCCTTCATCATCTTTTTTGTGAATAGAAACTTGCCCATGCTTGTCACAGGCTCCCTTCAAGCCATATGTGCCATCATGCAAAATCTCAAGATCCCAAGTATTCTTATAGTAATCTAAACCAGTAGCAGTTCCTTTTATTGCAGATGGTTCTACTGGAGATATCGCATACTGCTCCATGAAGCGACCCCACTTATTATTTGGATCAATCACTGGCCACCAAGACTTTTTAGAATTATTAGTTTTAAATTTCGTTGACCATAATGGATTAGGGGGACATTGATCCTTCTCCCACTTCCTACCATCTTCCAATTCTAATTTTGGTGGTTTGGGTGCTTTGATAGTTAGGGCAACTCCAAGTGGATTTTCCTGCCAAGATTGATCCAACTCAAAACTTACTTCCCCTTTAGTCTTTATATTCAGTCCAAAAGACAACAGCTTCCCTTTCTTGACCTCTTTAATTTTCTTTTGCTGTACCATAGCAGCAATTCTATAAGTACCTGCCGTAAACTTTTCGACCTTAGTTCCTTTATCCATGGCCTTAAAATCATGATATACATAAGCAAGTGTCTTTTCTTGATACACAGGTCCCAACTGACCAGCTTCACGAATCGTTAGCAAAAGATTGTCACGAGCAGCATAGTCAATCTCATATTCTCCATCAACAGGAAAAACTACATTATCCCATACAACCTCATAAGCTTCAGAAATTTCAGACAAATCAAGAACATCTTCCTTCACAGTAAGTTGTTTAATTTTCTTAATCTTAAGACCAATATTCTCATCAAAACCATTACTAATATTGTCATCAAAACCAACTGTGGTTTTATCAATTGTTTTAAACCCAGAATCACTACTTCCACCAATAATTTTTACCTTATACTTTTTGCCACCAGTAAACTCTCCTTTACCTTTAACTTTTTCCTTCTCTTTACCAGTATAATAACTTGACCTGTTACTTCCTCTACCATTACCTCTCCCAAAACGACCATCGGGAGGAAGTGCCCTAGAGGTAGAATTTAGTGTTACATCTCTTTTTAAAATAAGTGGTTGGGTGTCAGTTTCAATTCTTATTTCACTGGCAGCCAGTCCAGAATCTGTGAGATTATCATTAACATCCATTAAAAAATCAATCTCTACTTCACCAACACCATTCAATTTCAAAAATAAGTCTGATCCATCTTTATCAAATTTTGCAGTAACTTTGTTCCTATTTTCTACAGTTGCTACCTTTCTATATGGGCGCACACCGTACCTATTGAAAAAATCAGAGAGGTCACCTTCTCCGGATTCACCATCTGTTCTCCACAGCTTTTGATTGGCATCCTTAATACTATCTTTAGTATTAAAAATTGATACTACTGATTTGTCTCGTTTTTCAGGCGCATCAAATATCAATTTGCATCTGTTTCCATTGATGTTAATAAACCTACCACAACTAACAGTGCAAACTAAAACTGACTGATCATCATCTCCATTATCTTCCATTTGAAGAACATTTTCTCCAGCAGTTTTAAGTTTAATATTAGCTTTTTTACGACTACTATCACCACCACTTACCTTAATAGTTTTCGTTACATCATCTTTCCTATCTTTATGTGCTGTCTGCTTCCACACCTCACCACCAACTTTAATATTGCCAACTGCCTCTCCATTTTTATTTGGATTTTCATCCCACTTCAATTGTAAAGTGACATCACCCTCACCTTTAACAATTAACTTAAGATCCTTATCATTGCTCCCACTAAACCTAGCACTAACTCCAGGTGATGTTGATAAAATTTTGAATTGTGCGTCAGTATCCATTTGATAAGCCGCATCTGTGAATTTAATTGTCTTATTGGAAACAGATTTAACTTGAGCAGTAGGTCCCCTACCCAAAGATCCAGGGTCTGCTACTCGAATCTTATATTCATTACTCTTTCCTCCACCGCCAGGACTACTGCTAGTGCAAGTAACATCATACTCTTTTCCATGTTCAACCGTGCGCGAGAAAGATTTATTTAATTGCTCACCCCCACGATCTTTAGTAAAATCAATATTTAAATCAGGAATTTTAATTCCACTTGCAAAATCTGAATCTGTAGTTACTTTAAAATCAATTTCAGTTGGACAGCCACCACGACCACCATTGCTATAAATTTGTTTTAGATCTCTGGTCTTAATTTTAGGCTCATTTAGAACATCCAATCTAACTTCATGAACACCCCTCTCTATTTTCCTTGTCCACTTACCTGGCTTTTCTTTGTTTGTTATTCCCGGCAAATCGTCAATCGTTTCACCATCAATCAATAACTGCCCACCAGTATCAGCCTGCCCTTTAAATACGTAATCTCCAGTGATTGGGAAATTTATATCCCACTTCATTATATATTGAATATTGGAATAATCTGATCCAGGTGAATCTGATGCGGGAACTGGAGATATCGCATACTTATTCATAAAGCTTTCCCGTGGCTTGGGATCTTTATCAATGCGGAAAGTTAGACTATGAGAGTTTCTAGCTTGATCTTTCAGAGGATCTCCTTTCAAGAGTTTAGTACCTCTAAATTCACCACGTCTAGAAAAAATCTGCAAGTCATCATTATCATTTGCCGATCCAATGATATCGAAAAATGCAGCTTTACTCTTTGCAGCATCCGTCAAATCTGTATAACTACCCTCCCTATCAAGTACCTTTTCAACACCATCTTTACCAAAAGAGCGTTCCTTAAGTAACTGCTGTTCTATTTTTTCTTTTGCCGTTCCTTTAAGACCTTTAGGAGTTACTTTGTATGTAGTGTTTAGCTTTACTTTTTTCCTAAATGTTTGAGTAAAATTCTGATTTATTCCCTTCAAAGTAAATTTATGACCACTATCATCTTGAGCAACAAATTCTACCTCAATTCTTCTATTCTTTATGCTTCCACTACTAAAGACATCAAACTCTGTAAATACAAAATCTGTATCATATATTTTCTCTCCCCACTTCCAATGCTCAACATCATATTTCAACCTATTGAAATTTATTTTAGAAGATGTTTGAGCAAAACTACGAGTTCTAGTAGACCACCAAGGATTCGTAAGATTTTTCATGTATCTCTGATACATTTGTATCTCAGTGAAGTTTGGGATATTAGTATCTGTCAGATAGGCATCGGGATCCCAATCTCCAATTTCATACCCATTCTCATCGTAATCAGAAGATAATGTATTGTCTTCTACCGGTATTTTATAATCCTCAAAATCAAAGTCACCAAAACTAATAGCTTCAGTTTCAACAGGCCCAATTCTTGAGAGAAATTTTGGCATCAATCTTGTACCATCATCCTCAATAGTAACCTTTGGCTCACAAGTATAACCAAATCCGTGACTAATAACCTCAACTGATAAAACAGAATTATCTTCTGGACTAATAACTATATTAGCTGCTGCACCTACTCCACCACACCCACTTATGTTAACTTTAGGTACACTCTTTTTATCATTTTTATTGATTCCTTTTACGCCTTTACATTTTTTCTTAGTTTTTACATCTTCGGTTGTTAGTTTATTTACTTTATTAATTGTCAGATATTTAGTCTTATCTCTAGTCTTAAGAATAAATACTGTGCCAGGGTTCTTTTTCGCATACTTATTGGCTTCTTCAATAGTAACATTATCAATGTAGCCTCTTTTGGGGTCAACATATCCGACACGAATATTATCAGAACTTGCTCTGTCAAATAGGGTAAATTTACTATCTATCATTTACTATTCCTCGTTTACAAGAGATGGCTCATTAGCATCGGGTTGAGCAAAAGGCATATCCTTACCAATACTAGTCATTTTTTCAGTAACTGCTTTATCAAAGTCTCCAACAATATCAGTATTCAATGTATTGGTCAAAGCAGTATCAAGAGGTGCATATGCATCAGTAAGACGATCATCTGCAGCATTTATCCTCCCATTTATATCATCTGCCATCTTAGAAAAGTCTGGGATAGAATCTGATGCTGCAATACCACCCATAGCAAATTGATACAAATCAGATGCAGTTGGTAGAGGAGAAATTTCACAACCAAAAATATTGAAAGATAGATTTGCAAAATTAAGTGCAGAAGCAATATTTCCAATCATACCTTTTAATTTTGAAGTTATGTTTGTCATATCATCAACAGTTTCACCAACTTGATTGAGAGTATTTGTAACATTGGCAAGTTTTCCCTCAACATCTCCAAGAAAACCATCAACTGCTTCAAAGATACTTTTATTTGTGTTATCAATTTTATCCCAGTTTTCAACAATCAAATCAGAAGTAAGATCTTCAGACACGCACATTGGGACTACAGGCTTTTTCCTATTTTTATCTCCGGTATTTTCCTTTTCCAACTCTTCAATATTAAATATTTTATCCAAAAGTGATTGCACCATACTACAACTAATCATTTTATTATATAAACACTCAATTAGACCAGTAATTTTATCTTTAAGTTGTGATGCCAAATTCCTAACACTACATGGAAGAGCTGCAATCACAGCTGACATACCAATATTTAGTTTCTTTAATTGAAACTCCATGATTTGATTAAAAATAATCTTCATATATTTTGCAATTTGGCATGCTATGTTGGACATATACTTTCGTATATCCCGAATTCTTTCTGTAGCCGCATCAACATAGCTATGAAGCCTAGACAAGTGTTTGTCAATCCGTTGTGCCAAATTATCTAATATGGTTTGAATTGCTGTAAGAGCAGAGTTTATTAAATTACCATTCTGAGGTTTAACAAGACATATTTTCTTCTCCATTTCTTCTTGCATAATAGAGTCGGCAACGTTTTGCCGATGTGGCGTATCAATAGCTTCATCTATAGCACCATTCTCTGAGTCGGTAAGCAAGCAATAATCTGGAACTTTTTCCTCCAGAGGAACTGCCCTTCCAGAAACTCCACTAAGAGGTGTAAATGGTTTCTGAGGCTTTTCTTTAGAATCCCCTTCAGCATCTTTAGCCTTTATGAGCTTTGTTTGAGTGTTGTTGCCAAGCACACCCATAATTACTGGAACTTGCTGGTCATTCCCATCCAGGAAAAAACCAAAAACAAACATGCCTTGGCGCAAATTTGCAGTCTGTTTTGATCCTGCTTGCCCACCACCAGCAGTTACTGGGTACATAATCTGTGCCCATGGAAGTTGGTCGGAAGAAAGTTCGTCTTCACTCTGCGGATGCAATCCAATGATTCTCACTTTCCTACGAGCACCCCAACCAGGAACTCCACTTGTACCTACAAATTTAGTAGAGGGCATATTATCCCTCCAGTAGGAATCGTCAGCAATCTGACCAACCCACCAAAAGAAATTGCCCCCCAAAAAGCCTGGATTAAATGCAGTTCCGGTTTCCATTAACTATCAATCCTCGTATAACTTACACTCAACTGCCCATGGTTGCTCATCACAGAACATCTCAAAATCTGTTGGATCATGAGAATCCTCTGGATGACTTATCTTATACTTTTCAAGTCTTTCCAATTCTTCCTGAGTATGACGACGCTTTTGGGGAGAAATCATTGGGTCATCTAAAATCTGTTTATCAGCTTCAATGTGCTGATCAATTGTTCTTTTTTCGGTCATTTGAAACCTCGTTTAACGGTTTGGTGTACCAGTTCTACCAAATGAATCTCGGATGAGATTACAATAAGTGAATGATCCTTTTATGGATATTCTATGACGAATATCAGTTATAATATATAGACCACCACTCCGCTTGTCAACATCATCAGATTCCCCATCACTTAATTTGGGGAAATCAACAAATATTGCATCTCCGGCATGGATGGATAAGTTAAAAGGTATTGCAATCTTATATCTATATGAAAACAATTGGTTGTATCTCATAATAGATTGGACCATAATACTCTTATGATCGAATCTTAATTGTTTAGATTTTTTAATCTGCTCATTTGTATTACCAACTGGAAGTGTGCCCCTATCAGTAAGCTGATATATTGTTCTAGTAATATTATTTATTGCGGCAAACTCAGGATTCTGATGGCACTTTATATTTTCTCCAGCGGTTTTTAATCCATCTTCAGTATCATCAATAGTTATAGCCCTCTCCTCATAATATGAATTGAATGGATCAAATAACACAAGCTTTGACCCGTATGTTCCCATCATTGATTTTTTATTAGAATTCAAAAAATTCTCTTTTTCATATTTGTGAATCTTCGAGGTATATCCTTCTGGCAAACGAGCTCCATTGGCATCAGGAGTGTCGTTATAAATCATAGAGGCTTTCTTTTCTTGATTAAGCAATCCATCAATAGATTTGAAAAAGTAACCCTCTGAAGTCTCATAAAAAAAGTATCCAGCAGTCTTCCCATACTCCTGATTTGTAGAAGAGACAGCATGTTTTGATAAAAAATCTATTATGTAAAATGGCTTTTTGCGATTTCCAATAAAGTTGTAATGATTTGAAGTCAATTCACAATCTATTTTCTTTTCACTGCCCAATTCTACTTTAACTAAATCCTCTACAGTTTGAGATATTGCCCCATCAAGTCTTTTCATGACCTTAACGCCGGTATTCATGATGAATTCCTTTGAAACCAATTCAAATTGAATAGTAGAATCAGATTGTATTGGAGTAAACTTATTGACATATAACCTAAGATCTACAAGGTTATCATTGATGTCTCTAAATTTAACAAATACAGTTTCTTTCCCACATAATGGAAGACCTTCCGAAATAGACTGAGCTTCTTTTTTATCTTTGGTTGGAAGGGCACTTCCACTATCGACGACTACACACTCAACCTTAACAGTATGGTTTAATACACTTTCATAATAATCAAATTGAACTAAACCACCAAGCATATCAATCTGCCTGTCACCATCTTCATTGGACACTATCGTTAACATCTCAACGTTCTTTGAGAGTTCAGAATCTGTACTTAAAACTATATTAGACATAAGAATACCTCCTTGTATTATTTAACCAATAAATTCAAGGAATTCATAACTATCTTCTCTGGAACCACCAGAACCAATACTAGCTGCAACTTGAGATGTTTTATTAATAATAGTAGTATTAGTCCCAGGTATTACTACAGTCAAGGATCCTTCAGATCCACTCTCATAAGATGCATATTGGCTAATATCGTTTGCCATGTTATTCATTTTATCACTTGCTATAATTCCTCCTTTTTCAAGAGCTACAGGTTCTCCTAATAATTTCTGCCAATCTTTTGGAATATTACTTGGAATTGGGTCTGACTTTGCTTGCTGTTCAGCATAATGATAGAAGTTTCCCATAGTGGCGAACCTAATATCACTATCACCCATAAATTGACCCATACTGCTAAATGCTTTGAAGTCAGTTCTACCATCTAATTTTTTCAAAGCATCAATAATTTTACCCTGATTATCCTTTAACTGTTTAGCAAGATCCTCATCTCTATATGCTTTACCACTAAATACTGCCTCAAATTGTCCAGGGGCAGTCCCAACACCCATAATAGTATTTGGATATCTAGGATCAGCAACTCTATTAAGGACAGCTGCAGCAACAGCATACTCATCATTAGTTCCTCTCAGTGCCTCATGGCTGACAATGAAAGCAAGATCACTAAAGTCCTGGTCACTCATATCCTTGAGAGATCCTCCACCGGATCCAAGTGAGGAAACATGCACATCACTGACAGGGTCTTTTGAGTTGTCATCAGACATGCCATTGCTACTTTCGTCTCCATCACGATTATTTACTCCTCCTCCCCTTCTCCTACCTTTATTCTTCTTCTTCTTTTCTAGAGGCTTCTTTTTATCAAATTCTTTCTTAACGAGGCTTTCTAACATACCAGTTGTATAAATTTCATGCAACTTCTTATCAGACACCATATTAAAATCCTTAAGCATTAATGCAAGACCATCTTCAATTTTTCTATAGTCTGAATTTTCAAGTATATAATTCTTTTTATCATCATCATCTTCATTATCCACATTTATCATCTTTGATGTGGCTTCAACGATTGGACCAAAATATTCAACTTGACTTATTCTATCCGCAACCTCATTCTCAAATCCATCTGATTTCGGTTTCCGTATTGGAGTAATATATTTTTTAGATTCAATTTCTGGAGTGTCATCTGAAACTTCTCCACCCCTACTTCTAGCTCTTGTTCTTGTTCTTATCCTAGATGGACCCTTCTTCCCAGTAATCATATCATAAATCGCACTACCCAAAAGAGATCCGCCAGTGCCACCCAAGAACATACCAATAGCAGTTCCTACGCCTGGAACAGGAATCAGTGTTCCAAGTGCGCCACCAATCCAAGTACCCAACCCAGCACCAATACCTTTGAATGCAGCCTTTCCAACTGGATCCCCAGATATCAAAGAAAGAACGAACTCAGTGATACCACCAATCAAAGGAATATTTTTTACAAGTGGTTTGAGTATTCCTGCAGCAGCTTTAATTGATTTTGCCGCACCTCTTTTGCCAAGAACCTTTACAGCAGCATTTCTACTAAAGTTTGTGATGGAAGATCTAGCATACTTACCACCCAAACTCTTAACTGCATCAGAACCAAACCTTTGTATAGCAGCATCTTTACCAAACCTAGAAGCATATCTTCGTGCGGCATCAACAGCTACAGCTCCTCGTTTAGCTCTACCAGGTCCAATTCCACGAATTGTATCTATACCTTGTTGATTGTTTTGTGACGATGCAGCAGCTGAAGCAGCAAGTACCGTGACAATTGCTAGATTTAAAAATGTAGTCAGGGTCGATGATAATTTATCAAATATACCTAGGCCCAAATCTCCAGTAAGTTTTCCAACAATACCACGAGTAAAATCATATGCTTTAAAACCAAAATCAATAAATGTAGCACCAGCATCTAAGATTTTCTTTCCAACACTGTAAATGAATTTTGCTACAGGAGCCAAAAGACCAAGAAGACCTTTTAACATAGGAGCAAATTCCAACATCTTGATCAAAAACCTCCCAAACAAAACATTTACAATGAATGATTTTATAGCATCAAATATACCAGTTCTAGGCATACTAGGTATTGGAAGTTTTATTTTTGAATTTTTCTTTTTCTTTTCTTTATTGGCTTCTCTTTCTCGCCTATCCTGCTGTTGCTGTTCTCTATTTTCTTCATCCTGCTCTTCCCTATCCCTAAGATTCTGGTCTCTAAGTTCTTCTTGAGATGAGCTATCTTTTTTACTAATATTTTTTTCTATTGCTTCATATCTTTCAGATCTAAAAGATATAGATCTATTAATATTAGATAATGTATCAGATATATTATTAAGAGACCCCGATACGCTACCCGAAGAAACTAGATTTGATGCAGTAGATCTATCAGAAGAGCTAGTAATATTGTATCTACTACCACCACTACCACCATCACCAGTAATATTAACCCTTCCCCTTTTTCTCTCTCTTATATCCTTCATCTTATCATACATCATATCATCCTACCCCCAAAGTTTTGAGCTTTCTAGATGATGCAAATGTAGCATCAAACATTTCAACTTCACCTAATTCAGATCCACCAGTCTCAATAGTTTGATTCTGGTCTGGGGAAGAAATAAATGTTATCCTTGGTTGTTTGATTTGAGGAGGTTCTGGCATCTCAATATTGCCACTATTACGACTTGCGAATGAAGTTCCATCATCATACATGTTAATAATATTTTCAATATGATGGAGACCGCCACGTTGGACAACTTCATTTGGAACAATTACATGCGCTTCTCCGGGTTGAACATTAATAGACAATTTCTGACGATCGGCTGTACCACCAGGTATGTCCATCCCAGTATTTTCTTTTATAATTGTACTACTTGATATATCAGAATCATTTCTTACGGTATTACTTACTGTATTACCAAGATTAAAAATATTACTACCATGCTTGATAATATTATTGACTATACTATTATCAAGTATTTTCCCAAAAATATTTTTAGAATGTGATTTAGAATTATCAACACTTGTATTGCCACCAAAAAATCTATTAGAAGAATTAACCGTGGGATAACTCATAAAATTATTCTCAGATGGAAAAAATGTATCTTCATTTACAGAAGGAATATTAAAAAGTTGTTCCGAAGAAAACATATTTTCTGACATTAAAAAAGAATTATCAGAAATATTATTAGTAAAATTACCAAAAGAATTATCAGAAATATTGTTAGTAAAATTGTCAGAAGAGTTGTCAAAAATATTATTAGTAAAATTGCCCAAATAATTATTTGAGAATGAATTATTAGGCGTCATCATTTTTGGTGCCGCAGTAGTTTCTCCCTGACCCAGGTACTTATCACGCCCAATGACACCACCACCAGATGCATAGTAAATTTCATTTTTGATTGTTGGCCTGTTTGCATCAGGAGACCCATCCATATTAAATACCAATGGGTCCATTCCCGTTTCTTTAATAGCACGATCTCTGGCTTTTTCAGTCAATACGATTTCACCATCTGTAAGCCAACCAAGATTTTTATCCTTTCCCTTCTTTCCCTTTACAATACCACCATCTTCAGCATCAAATGGCTTCATACTACTCAAATCATTTTCACCTCCACCAGAAAACTGAAGTTCAGGGGTAGAAGAACCCTCCAAATCATCCCCAGAACTTTCAAGTTCTTTTTCTTCTTTTGGAGTAGATACCGCAGAAACTATAGCAGAACCTATGGCTGCTGTTCCCAAAATGCCAGCACCAATTAACGCAGCTTTTCCACCTTTGCCAAGCATTCCAGAAAGTGCCCCACGAAGATTTCCCATCCTCTGTTGAGTTCTAAGAAAACGAATTGCCTTAATTAAAGCTCCAACTCCCTTTACTGTCGCCCCAATAGATGCTCTTATAAATTTTCCAAAGGTAGTGCCAAATAGAATATATGAACCAAGAATTGCTGGCCACCAGGTCTGGAGAAATCTAATAATATTTTTTACTTTAGATCTGTTTTTTGGATCGCTTGCCCATTTCAAAAGATCTTCAAGAATTTTACTTAGAAATATATTTGAAATGAATTTAAATACATTATCAAAAATGTCACTAACTGGAGCTAGTGTTTTCTGAACGCCAGCCACCAAACCTTTGATAATATTTTCCGATGCCGCCTCTCTCTTTAATCTCTTTTCCTTTTGCTTCTGCCGTCTATTTCTTCTCTCTTCTCTAGAGCTATTTCTTCTAGCGATATTTCTTAAGTTATTCTCAGCATCTCTTTCTTCCCTCAACCCATCAACAATACCATCTAAAGAAGTATCCTGCTCCGATAAAACCTCTTCAATATTTGTTACACTTTCTTCTATATCATTTATTGAATTTGCAGCATCATCCGTATCATCTGCATCACCAGAATCCCTCCCAATAAACCTCTCCGTATCTAGAGTTTCTCTATCATATCTTGCTCTGTTGAAAAAGTTCTTATTAAATTCTTCGCTATTAAAGAATTGTCTATTCCTTTGTGAGCCCCTTTGCTCTTGAGAGATAATTCTATCGGCACGATTTCTAAGGTTTGGATCACTATCATCTTCCAAATCTCTTTCACGAGCCCCTTCCAATCTATCTACTTGAGTATTTTTTTTGAAAAACTTACGAGCCATTCTATGGAGAGCAGTGTTCTCCTTAGCAGAATCAGTTATATCACTTATATACTTATCTTCTTTTTTTAGATATTCATCACTCAACTCTTCAACTTGATCGTTAGAAAGCAAAGACAAATCCAGCCCCAGTAAACTCTGGAGCTTGCTACGCATCTTTTGTATAGTTTCTGGCCTAGCGGTTGGCATTTTGTTCTGCTTTTAGTTTTTCTTCTTCAAGATGATTTTTTAATAATATAACATAAACATCGCGCTCCCAGGGGATCATATTCTCAATCTCTGTCAATGAATATTTATGGTACTGCATTAGAGAAAAATTTAATTTGTAATAGCTCATAAGATCCATATGAGCCATGCCTAGGCGAAAAAAGATGCAAGTCCCTCAAGTAAAATATCACTCTCGACCTTGGTATTTGGGTTTGTAAGCTTTATTTCATGCGATAGTTTTGGCATAGTCTCAAAGAATTTTTCAATCTCTTTGAATTGAGATGAGTTCATTGACTCCAAAAACTCAACCATTTCTTTTTTAGTACAATCTGATGAAGACCAAGCCTCTTCCTCAGTAAAAATTGTTCCAATACAAGAAGCAACTAACTCAAAAGTCTGATCCATACTAGTCTTTTTAGAAAAATCAAAATTACTTTTGATGAATTGATCCAGAGATGGGTATTTCATCTGAACCATTATAGTATCATCGATTTTGATTTTATCATTATGATCATCATACTTCTTGACTTTTATATCATCCAACCAAATCTTTGCCTTTACCTCTGTCTCCCCATCATCCGGACAGAGAAGATTGACCTCGATAGATTCGCCAACAGATTTTCCACGAATATTTAAAAACAAATATTCAATATCAAAAGTTGGAAGATCTTGAACCTTTATACCAGATGTCAGAATACAATTTCGTAGTACATTTTTAATACCATTTGTAATCTGCTTCATATCTTCACTCTCAAGAGCAATTATTAAAAGCTTCTCTTCTTTAACAAGAAATGGTCTGTATTCTATAGTTTCTCCAGTTGATGGCAATTCAAGCTCATATGTTGGAGCAGCAATTTTTGGCAATGGCATATTTTAAAAACCAATATCAGTAGAAGTATTTATGGGGTATTTTTTAAGTTTATGTAGAGGATTCTTCTTTAGAATCCTTTTTTTTCTTTTGAGATGGTGTCATTGTATATCTAGTATAACTCATTGTAACATTACATTTCAAAACTGCAGATGTATCATAACTAACAGGCATTGAATTGATACTTAAAGGAAAAGAATTATAAAATCTATAAGTAAGTGATGAGCTATTTTCATGCTCCTTCTCAAATTTTGTTATCTGAAAGCCATCACTACACATATAGTCTTTAGGAAATTTCATACTATATGGTTTAGTTGGAGAGAAGGACTCGCCCGATTCAACTGTAAGATCATTGGAAATGAATTTCATCCACCCCTCAAAAAATCTAATCGGTAAATGATCTTCACCATTAACATAAAAAGTTAACTCTATTTGATTGTCAAACATCCTTCGGTATGGATGAAACTCACTGATACCAGTCCTATCATTTGAGATCTCATGAGTCATAAATTTTGATCCAGGTAAGGATGCTTCTGCACAGAGAAGACTAATACCCTCTTCATACAATTTTTTCTCAATTCCCACATACTTCGTAATCTCCCCATTCATAGCACCATCAAGCTTGGAAGTATCAATACTTACTCTGTATAGAGAGGTTAAAGATGGTCGCAGAACTAAAGATTTTATATCATCAATACTTTTCTTTGATTTGAATTGATTTTTATTTTCCTCTGACATTGCTAAATATTTTTTTAGAATGTTTATTATATACTATGTATGAGAGAAAGTAAGAAGAGTATTTATCGTCCATCATATCCGCAAAAATATAGAGGAAACGTTGATAATATAATATGTAGAAGTAGTTGGGAGAGAAAATTTTGTAAGTGGTGTGACTCAAACCCAAACATATTAGAATGGAGTTCTGAGGAGATGTGGATTCGTTATATCTCACCTGTTGATCATAAATCTCATAGGTACTTTCCAGACTTTATAATCAAAGTAAAAGAGTCTAATGGGCAAGTTAAAAAATACTTGATTGAAGTCAAACCAAAAAAACAAACAGAGCCGCCAGTTAAGAAAAAGAAGCCAACAAAATCCTACATATATGAATGCACAACGTATGCAGTTAATCAAGCAAAGTGGAAAGCAGCAAAAGAGTGGTGTGATGATCGCAGAATAGAATTTAAACTTATTACAGAAGAAGAGTTAGGTCTATGAAAAGAAATCCACTGTCAGCATTTTTACAAGCACTATATGAAGTTGGAACTAAAATTGCCAGATTTCTTCGTTCTAAATTCAAAACTGCAAGACCAGTAACAAGACTTGGAAAGATTGCAAATGAATCAGTTCCAACAGAAACTGAGTTAGAAACTAGAAATAAAATCCTACCTAGACTTGAAGATTTATATAATCCATCTTTAACTGTAGATCAAAGGATGGATATGATTATTGATATCCTAGGAGAAGAAAGGAGAACTAGTTTTCCAATATTAGGAAGATATTATACATATAGATATATGGTAACAACAAAACAAGAGCAGTGGGACTATCATCCCTTGATTGTTTGTGTTGACTATACAGAGACAGGTTGGAAAGGTATAAGTTTTCATTGGAATGAATTTAGAAACTACTCTAGAGATGGAATGAGATCTAGCTTATATGAAGTCTATGATGAAGAGTTGAAGGATCTCATGTCTGTCCCATATATGAAAATAGTTAAAACCTAAGCTAAATAAATAAAAGTTCTGCATAAAATGGCTAAAAAAGGAGATAAGATAAAAGTTACATTTTATGGATCCTCCTCGCATGTAGGATTTGAAGGTTCGGAAGATGAAGTATATGGTGGGCAAGGAAATGAAATAATATATGGAGACAATCCTTCTGAGGATAAAGTTACCCTCCATACAGTAATTGAATCTAATGCGGTAATTACAAAGCCAAAATACGATGAACGTGGCAGACCAATAGAAGATACGGTTGGTGAAATAGATTTCGATCCAGAGAAGTCCAATACAACAAAATTATATAAGTGCCCAACAAAAGAAACTCACATAAACCAAAGTAAAATTGATGATGGGACATGCAAACTAGTAGCAACTAAAAAACCAGAAGAAGAAAGGGAAGAAGATGATCCAGTTTGGGATATATCAGAAGATGAAGAGATAACCAAAACTGTTCCGGAATCATTCTTGCAGGATTTAGCAAAGCCCGGATCGGAAACAAATGCAAAAGTTAATGATGCTCAGGACAGCATACTGAAGCTTCACGAAACTTTTGTTACAGACGATTCTGTAGCAGAAGCACTTAAAAGTGAGAAAGAAAAGAAAGTAAAGGAAGAAGAAAAAGCAGAGCAGAGTAATGCTGCTCTCTCAGAAGGACTAGCTCAAGCAGCCTCTGCTAAAGCAAGGGACAGCTATTCAAAATCAGCTATCAGATATCCAGAAGATCTAGACCCAAAGGTACAAGATTTTATCAAATTTGGAATTTTAAAATACAAACCCACAAAATTTGAAGGCTCTGGAGAGCAAATGGGATTTTCTGATCGGGATATCAGGAGAAAAACCAGTGAATATATTGGAACAATTATTCTACCAATACCCGGGGGAATACGAGATCAAAATCAAGTTGATTGGGGAGGAGATGAGCTAAACGCATTCAAGGCTGCACTCGCTAACCTCGCATTAAAAGGGAGACCTGGTGATGGAAATAATACACTTGAGGAAACTTTAGGAAAATTCACAACTAATTCTGAGGCAGTTAAGGAAGCACTTAAAGCTACCTTTGTGAATAGAGCACTGGGAGTGAAAAGTCTTCTTTCCAGAACTGAAGGTAAAGTAATCAACCCAAATTTAGAGTTATTATTTAATGGACCAAAGCTCAGACAATTTTCATTTGATTTCTTTCTTTCCCCTAGATCTGCAACTGAGGCTCAAAATGTTATAAAGATAATTAGAATGTTTAAGCAAGCATCAGCAGTTCAG